TTAATTCGATTAATCCTTTTATAATATCTTCATTATTTTGTTTACTTATATTAGGGTCTTCTATATCATCCAAACTATTTTGTAAATTTGTTTCTTCATCTTCGGTTATATTAAATAATTGTTTTGTTTCATTTACTATAGGAATTAAATGTTTCATGTCAAAATTTCCATTTAAATAATCCTCGTAATTTGGTAAATAATAATCGCCCTTAAATCTAGCACCAATTATTTCATTATCTTTTATATGGGAATGTTGATATTTTAATTCATGAAATAATTTAGTAATCTTGTTCATATTTTTTCTTTTTGGATATAATTTTGCAAATTCATTAATAAAATCTTCATTTTGGTCTATATCATTTGAAATGACCTTTTCTTCAGGTATAATGTGTTTTTCAACAATTGTTGTTTTAGAACCAATTATTATATTATCGTCATTTAATTCTATATCACTATTAGAGTTACTATTAGAGTTACTATTAGAGTTATTATTAGAGTTATTATTAGAGTTATTATTAGAGTTATTATTATTAGAGTTATTATTAGAGTTATTATTAGAGTTATTATTAGAGTTATTATTAGAGTTATTATTATTAGAGTTATTATTATTAGAGTTATTATTATTAGAGTTATTATTAGAGTTATTATTGGATAAATCAATATTAAATTCAGCACTATCTTCTTCATTATTGGATAAATCAATATTAAATTCAGCACTATCTTCTTCATTATTGGATAAATCAATATTAAATTCAGCATTGTCTTCTTCATTATTACCTTTTAAATCTTCTAGTATAGGGGTAGGATTATTGTCAATTAAAGATATATTAATACCATTATCTTCATCTTCATCTTCATCTTCATCTTCATCTTCATTAAATAAATTCAAATCTGATATATCGTCTTTTATAATATTACCATCTTTGAATATACCTAATTGTTCACCACTACTAACATCATACACTATATTTTCTTTATCTTTTAAATATATTTCGCTATCTATTTCTATTTCATCTAAGTCATTTGATTGATTATAATTATTCAATTGAGGATTATTTTTAGATTGTGAGTTTAAAATATCTGTTAAATTCAGATCCTCGTTATCAGTATTAGAGCCTCCATTCAATTTATTTAATTTATTTATTTTAACTAAATCAAAAGAAGTCATAAATATAAAATATAACTATATTTTATTTTAATAATAAAAACAATACAGTTATTTTAAAATTGATTTAAAAATAAAGTTACATTATTAGTTAACTTACCATGACTTATTTAGAATGTTTAAAAGATGTATATAATTTTGAAGAATCAAAAAAAATTTTGACTAGTAAAAAATTAATTGTTAAAGAATACAAACACTTATATTTGGTAAAATACGATAAACAAAAATGCGATATGAATGATCCTGATATTAAAAAGTGTAGAGGTATCGTGTTAGAGAAAAATACAAATAAATTAGTGTGTGTTCCACCACCAAAATCAGATGATGTTACTAAATTTAATGAAATTGACATTAGTAGCACTATTTTTGAAGAATTTGTAGAAGGTACTATGATAAATATATTTAAATATAAAGGCGAAATGTTTATGTCTACACGAAGTTGTTTGGGAGGATATTGTTATTTTTATACGAATAAAACTTTTAATACATTGTTTAGTGATATTATAGAATTATCTAAATTTGGTGTTATAGATGATAATATGAATCTGACATTTATATTACAGCATCCTGAGAATACAATTGTAAAATCATATAGTAAACCTGATATTAAATTAGTATATGGTATATCTATTATTGATAATAAAATTAAACATTATAAATTGGATGATTTGAATATTATTTTGGAAGATAAAGGGTTAGATTTTGGGATTCCAATAAGATACACTATTACAGAAATTGGTCAAGTATATCAAATATTAGAAAAAATGACGTATAATGAACAAGGTATTATTCTAAAATCGTTGGAAAATGATAATTATATGCGTGGTAAAATTAGGAATGAATATTATAATTATGTTAGAAATTTGAAGGGTAATAATAATAATAAAAAGTACATGTATTTAGAACTTAGATCTTCAAATGGATTAGATGAATATCTAAAATATTTTCAAGAAGATTTAGAATTATTTGAGTCTTATAGATTAGAGCTATATGAAACAACGAATAAATTATTTAATTTGTATCAAGATTATTATGTTAGAAAGGACGAAAATAAAGATAAAATAATAAAAAAATTTACGGATATAGATTTTGAATATAGGCCATTATGTATAGAATTACATCAAAATTATAAAACTAAAAAACAAATAACAAATAAACAAAAAGTAATTGAATATATGAATAGTTTGCCTATAGCAAAATTACTATTTGTCATAAATTATAAATATAGAGAACATAAACACTAAATTATAAATTAGTTAGTTTATAAACGTTACCTTTTTCCATTAGATGATTTAGATACTACTCAAACATTTGTGATGATCCTTATGGTTCTGGTTTTAATTTTAGTGATTTTGGTTTTGTAGAAACTACAAATTTCTTTTTTTTAGATTTTGGTTTTGTAGAAACTACAGTAAATTCTTTTTCAACATCACTTATTAATGTTTCATATAATTGAATTAATTTTGTAGTAGTATCGTTGAATACAGCTTTTAAGATATCCTTGTTTGGAACTTTTACTCTAAATACTATTTTTTTTTCAAGTGGATGTGGATTAATATATCCAACAAATATATCTTTATCTTCATTAAATAAATTGACATACGATTGTAATACATGACCTAATGTATGTGTTTCATTATTAACTATTATATCAAATGATTTCATTATTGATGGTGAGTCTTTAATTTCGATAGTTGATTCGTTATTTAATATAGATTTTTCAAATTCTACTTTAAAATGTTTTACTTTAAATAACATTTGTTTTAAACCTTCTAACAATATAATGTATGGTTCAAGTACACCTCGCGATTCTATTTTAAATTCAAATTTATTTGGATCGCCATTGTCATTTGTATAAAAATGTCGTTGGCTTTCTTCTAAATCAAATTTATGTTTTAATGCTTCAACTTCATCATCGGGAATTCCTTCTAAATATTTATTTAATGCTACTATTTTCTTTTCTTCATCTATTTTATTAGTAAATAATACATTTGATACTGGTGAATATTTAATATGTGTTTCACCAATACCTTTGGAGGATTTTCCTTCTATATGGATATGTTCCCCATTAGTATCCTTTCCACCTGGTTTTAAACGCGTTATAAGAATATGATTTTGTGTTATAGTATTCATTGGAAAAAATTTTTCATTATCTGTTTCATCAGTGTTAGTTGTAAGATTTGTTATTACAAAATCATTTGTAGTAATATTCATAATTTGTTGTGATTTGTTTTCAACATTTAATGTAAATTTATAATTAGATGGATCATAATCTGCTACATTTGTTGTATGTATAGGTATCATTCCAATACGATGTAGCAAAAATTCATTATGTAATGATGATGTATTTTTAATGACGTTTAAGTCCGAATTATTGTAATCTTCGGTATCAAATCCAACGGTTGTAATATTTGTTATAATTATTCGTCTTAAAGCGTTAACAAAACTTGTATTGCAGTGGGCGACATCAAATGTTAAAGTTGATGAACTTGCTTTATTATAGTTTTTAAATTTAGTATCCATTTATTATTAATTGATATTTAAAATTAAATGATTCAATTTTATTTAAGTAAATTATTATAATTAAATTTTAGTAAGTATAAAATCTAAATAAAAAAAATAAAAAAATAACATAATGACAAAAGATATTATATTTTATAGCAATTATTGTACCTATTCTAAAGAAATAATAAATAAAATTTCAAAAACATCTATTAATGATACTATTATTTATGTATCGGTTGATGATGAAAATATTCAATTACCACAATTTGTTAAAGCTGTACCAACTATTTATTTAGTAAATGATAAAAAGATAGTAGTAGATGAAGAAATTGAAAATTGGATTAAATCTAAAACATCGAAACAAGTTTCAGAGGAGTTACAACCGTATTTTGGAACATGTGGAAATAGTTTTGGTGTATCATGCTCTAATATAGATAATACTGAAATAAAACCATTTACATCTGGATTTACATTTTTAGGAGAAGAGCAACCAATAACAACATCAACTGATGAAAAAACTAAAAACAGTTCATTTGATAACAAATATGAAGAAATGCAAACAGCACGAAGTAATGAATTTTCGTCAATTCAAAGGCAATAATATGAACTTTTGTATTTTAAATCTTGAAAACTAAATATATTTAAAGTGTATAATATATAGGTTTATAACCAATATATTTTTTATCAAATTAATATATGTCGCAATCTTTTCTAACAGCATTTAATAATTTAGTCATTAAATTTAATGAAGATTTAATTGATACTTTTCCAGAAGAAAATGATTTTAAAGTTTATAAAAGAGCTATTATCTTATTAAATATGGCTAATGCTAAAAAAATTTGTAAATTATTCAAAACTTACATGACACTGTATAGAGAAAAAATAATAAAAGAAGATGAAACATTTTTTCTAAAAACTAATTATAAAGAAATAGTTGAAGATTCTGGAACTGAAGGTGTTGAAAGTATTATACAAAAATTAAAATACTATTGGTCAGCATTAAGTATTGGAAATAAAACTAAAGTTTGGGGATACTTGAATTCTTTAATAAAATTAAGTGACTTGATAAACTAATATGCGTAAGATAATGAATAAAAAATTATACTTTATATATAATGTCGCAAACAAATATAGAGTATTTCAATTCAACCTTAAAATTATTTATTAATAATGTCATTAAATTTTATCCAGAATACAAAGAAACATTAGATGGCTATTATAATGATTTATTGAATAATGAAAATAGTAATGATGATAAACATATAAAACGATTTATGAGAAAATTTTCAGATTGTAAAGAAAAAATTTCAACAAAAGATGTTTCGTTATTTGAAGAATCAATATGTTTTATTAAGAATGTAGATTTCAAAGAGTTATGGAATAAAGAGAATACTGACAAACTAATTAAAGATAAAGTTTGGGATTATTTACAAACATTATTTGTAATTGGTGAAACTATAATTACAGATAGTAATAAAATAAAATCACTTGTTGAAAATCTTAAGAAAAAACGAAATAATGAAGGTGTTGATGATGGTTCTGAAAACAAAGAATTAATGGATATGATTGATAATTTATCAAAAAAAACAGATTCTATTAATGAAGATATGATTGAAAATGGATTAATTGGAAATTTAGCAAAGGAATTAGCAAATGATATTAATTTAGATGATATGAATATTAATTTAGATGAAAGTGGTGATTCTAATATGGGAGATATTTTTAGTAAATTGATGGGTGGAGATAATCCAATGAAATTTATGAATTTAATTCAAAATGTAGGTAAAAAAATACAAACAAAACTTGATGATGGTGGAATAGATCAATCAAAATTATTAGATGAAGCACAAAACATGATGGGGTTATTGGGAAATAATAATCCATTATTCGATAATTTACTTAATAATGCTAAAAAAGAAATTAAAAAAACTGGACCACCTAAAACTGATAGTAGTAATAATCCAACAAGAGACAGATTAAAAAAAAAAATAGAAGCTCGTAAAAATGCCTCCAAATAATTTAATTTAATGTATGTTGTTCTAAATATAAGTAAATAATATATATTGTTATTAATAGTATTGTATCATATAATACTGATGTATATTTTACTGTATGAAACCATTTAGAAAAAAAGTTTGATGTCAATGGTTTTGATAAAAAATAGTAGCAAAACATACTTGTTAATAGTATTGTAGTCAATCCTACAATCATTATTTTTATAACTTTGTTTTTTGTATTACATATTTTTATAATTAATAATGCTACTAATAAATAGCCTAATACAAATAAATAGTCTAATGGTACATTTTTAGCATAATTTTTAATATAATAAAGATCAACAATCTTTGGATGTCCAGTGATATAATTTGGTAATTTTAATAAATATGTTATTAAAAACAAACCAGAACAAAAAGCAATAGTATAGCTAATAAATTTACTAACAATATTTATCATATATATTATACCTAATATTTTTTTTTTAAAACACCATAATTATTCATACTATAATGTATTTAATTTTAATATTTTTTAATAGTATATAGTATGAATAATAATTGGATTTATACAAGTAAATTATTAAGTAGTGATAAATTATTTGAAATTATTCCTAATTCTGATATGAAATATAATGAAAAAATTAATGCTATTACACGTTTTACATTATATTTATCAATATTATTATATTTAGCTAGTGGAAATTATTTATATTTTTATATAGTGCTTGTAACAATATTGATAATATATTTAGTATATGTATTTAATGGTAAAGAATCATTTAATCAATATGAACTTGATAAATCTAAAGAAGATACATCTGAAGATAATGATAATTTATCAACAGTTAATTTAGATAATTCTAAAGAAGATAAATGTAAAAATCCAACAAAAAATAATCCATTAATGAATCCACTTATTGGTGAAAGTACCTATGATAATAAAGCGTGTGATATTAAAGACAATAAAATTTTAGAATCTGTAGATAAAAAGTTTTGTAATAAATTATTTCAAGATACATCAAATATATTTAATAATAGATTCGAACAGCGCGCTTTTTATACAACACCAAATACAGAAACGCCAAATGATCAATCTTCATTTGCTAAATGGTTATATAATACCCCAGTAATGTGTTCAATTGGGAATACTGGTTCACATATTGAATTACAAAATTCTAAATCGTGTGCATATAATTATAAAACATTAAATGAATTATTAATATAATGATCAAGATTAAAGAAACAAACTGTGGTATTGTAAATAATAATTATATATTAGACAAAACGCAAAGAGTTAATAATAATAATTGTAGCAATAATTTAATAAATAAAAATAATGTTAATAATAACTTTTCTAAAAATTGTTCTAAATTTGGAGGTAATAATAATACATTTGTATTAGATTCAAAGACTAAATTAAAAGATGATGTATGCAATGAAAAGGGAACCGATGTACAAAATTCTAATATTAATGATTATATGTTAAGTAATTATTCATCATGCGAATGTAGTTTGGATAATGTTATGAATACATCTATGAATAATCGTGGAATAATTATTAAGGATGGTTATGGTATTTCAGAATGTAATATTGAAGCAGATACTAATTTAAGAATTGGTGATTTTAAACGACATTATAAAACTGATACACAGTTGTTTCCAAGACCATATTTAACAACCCCATCAATTACTAAAGGAAAAATAAATCCTAATTTAGAATCTCGTTTACAGGCATCATTAATTTCAAAAAGACATGGACAAATGCAAAATTATAGTCAAGATAATATATATACTCCATTATTACCAAACATGATTAATGCTATTAAAGGATCACAAAAAAATAATATGCGATTTAGTCAAAATACAACAAATATATTACAACAACAAGAATGGAGAAAAACAAATAATGGATATATAGCTCGTGCTATGGATGAAATATATATAAAAAATCAACAATAAATTTAATATCAATAAATTTAAAATCTAATATAATATATATGAGCTCAAATAGATTGATGTATGATACTTGTGAATACAAAACAAGATTAAATGAAAACATTGGTTCTTTAGAATATTTATTAAATACATCTAAATATGAAAATTGTAATAAATGTAGAATGGAATTGGGTGTTGTTGGTGGAACTGCTGTTAGTAATATTCAAGGTAATTTAGTTGATTTAGAAACGGATTTAATGGGAATTACAAGAAAAGCATCTTTATGTTCAACACAAAAATATAATTCTACATGTTCTACAAAAAATATTGCAACATGTAATACTAACAGTATTGTTTACAATAATGCTGATGGAACAAGTAATGTTATTAATACAAAAAAAAATCATTTACCAGCATGTAATATGATTAGATACAAAGAAAATCCAACACCACCTGCTGCTAATTATTTTAGATGTGGTAATTAATTTAATTTATATTTAATATTTTTCTATTGTATTATTATGAAATATAGTAGAAAAAAAAAATCTTTATATAAAAGACAAAGTAAAAAGGAACGTATGAAAAAGAAAAAATATATGAAAAAGAAACGTTTAAAATCACAAAAAGGTGGATTTTTTGGAGTTGGTACAATTATTAATTTAGCTATGTTACCTTTTACACATATTGCTAAACCAGCATTTGTTGCTGGTGTATCAATGATTAAAAACAGGGTTACAAATAACACTAATGCTATGAACACTAATGCTATGAACAATAATGCTATGAATAACACTAATGCTATGAACAACACTAATGCTATGAACAACACTAATGCTATGAACACTAATGCTATGAACAACACTAATGATATGAACACTAATGATATGAACACTAATGCTATGAACAACACTAATGCTATGAACACTAATGCTATGAACAACACTAATGATATGAACAATAATGCTATGAACAACACTAATGCTATGAACAATAATGCTACTGAACGAATTATTAATAATAGTGAAATTAAAAAATATATTTATGCGAATAATTTAAATATACACACTTTAAAAAAACTAATAAAATTTGGAGATATAGATACATTAAAAAAAATTATAGAAGATTTACCAACATATAATAGTAAAGTTTAATTTAATCATAACATTATAAAAAAATATAATGGAAAGAGTTGGATTAAATTCAATTTGCCATTCCAGTTAAAGAAATTAGTAAAATAATGTTTGATTTTTCAGAGGCTAAGCTAGAATGGAAATAAAAAAGATATTAGATAATATATTGGTATAACACCAAGACATATTTCAAAAAATTGGGACTGAATTCGGACAATACAAATTTCATGATATTTTTACAGAATTAGAATCTAAAATACCAAATAAAA